GGTGCCCGCACCCGTCGTGCAGGAGTTCCTGCGTGGCCTACAGGCGGTTCCAATCATGAGCTTGGAGCATCCGGGTTGACCACCCTCGCTGACCAGAAGCCGGTAGACGCGGCTGAAGACAAGCTCTTCAAGATCGTGGGGTTCGACCCGTGGCCCGAGCAGGCGGACGTGCTGGACCGCTACTTCCGCTACATCATGGTGGCCGGCGGCGAGCAGGGCGGGAAGTCCCTGATGGCGTCCAAGTGGGTCGTGAGGCGGCTACCGGAAGACCTGGCCCTGGCGAAAGAAGAGGGGCCGGACGTTGCCGTCCTCTACTGGCTGGTGGCGGCGGACTACGCCCGAACCAAGCGGGAGTTCTTCTACCTCGTAGACGACCTCCGCGCCATCTTCGGCAAGCAGGCCGTGAAGGCCACCAAGCGGCTGGACCCCGGCAGCATCGAGGTGTACGCTCAGGACGGACGCGAGCGCCGCCTGGTGCTGCGGGTGGAGACAAAGAGCGCCAAGGATGCCACCACGCTGGCGATGGACGCCCCCCACGGGATCGTGGTGTGCGAGGCAAGCCAGGTGGACCTCCAGACTTTCGAGCGCGTCATGGGCCGCACGGCCCCACGCCGCGGCTGGGCGTTCTTCTCGGGAACCTTTGAGGCCAGCATCGGCTGGTATCCCACCACCTGGGAGCAGTGGCAAGCCGTGGGACTCACGGACCGCCAGTCCTACTCGGTGCCCTCGTGGGCAAACCTCTCCTACTACCCGGAGGGAAGGAATGATCCTGAGATTCTCCGTCTGGAGAGGGACAGCAGCGACGACTTCTTCATGGAGCGCATCGCGGGGAAGCCGGTTCCCCCAAAGGGCCTCGTCTTTCACGAGTTCCGGGCCGACATCCACGTGCAGGACGTTCAGTGGCTCGGGCCGGACGAGACTGTGTACCTCTGGGAAGACCCTGGGTACGGGTCGGACAGCGCGCACGCCATCGAGGTGGCGCATATTGTGGGGGGACACGTTCGGGTGTTCGATGAAATCTATGAGCGAGGACTTATCACGGAGCAGATCATCGAAATCTGCCAGGCGAAGCCGTGGTGGAAGAGCCCCAAGGTGCTGGTGACGGACCCGCACTACAAGGATGCCCACCACTCCATGACCTCCGTGGCCGAAGAGTGGATGCAGCGCACCGGCCTCCACGCCGGCGGGACGCGCACGAGAATCAACGCGGGTTCCGAGCGGCTGAAGGGGTTCCTGAAGCCCGACCCGCTCACCATGACGCCCAAGATCGTGTTCTCGCCGGTCTGCCACGGGATTCTGAGCGAATTCGGCATGGAGGTGAACCCGTTTGACCGTCAGGTTCACCCCTACCGCTGGACGACGGATTCCTCGGGCGTCGTGATTGGCGAGGTGCCAAAGGACAAGTGGAATCACGGCGTCAAGGCCGTCATCTATGGCCTGGTAGACAAGTTCGGGTATAATTACGTCACGCAGAAGAGCGAAATCCCGGTCCGCAGGGGCGGCTACGGCCCTCGGTCACTGGCAAGGAGGCGCTAGATGCAGGCTCGTGACTACAGCACCGAGGGCACTCTGGCGCTCGTTGGCGCGATGTTGCAGAAGGGAAGGCACAGCCCGGACTTCTGGCGCGAGCCGTGTGTGCGGCAATGGGCCACCCTGGCGGGGCTGGACCCGGATGCCATGCAGGTGGTGGCCGCGAGCCCGACTCCGCGCGTCGCTAAGCCCCCGTATCGCCAATGCTTCCCCAAGTGGTAGGAGGGCCATAGATGACCACGGAAACGCCCGTCGCGGTCGGCCCGGCCCTCGATGCCCTCGTCGCCGAGCGGGTCATGGGGTGGAAAGAGGTATGGCTTGAGCCCAGAAGCGGTAGGGCAAGGGGCCATGCCGCGAGCAACCGTATCTATGATGTACCTCCCCACTCCACCGACATCGCCGCTGCCTGGATGGTGGTGTGGAAGCTGGCGGACCTGACTCTCTGGGAAGGCGGCGGACACTGGAATGCGCGGTTCGGAATCGACAGTTGGGATGACACCATGTCGGGCGACACCGCCCCCGAGGCCGTTTGCAGGGCTGCCCTGAAGGCGGTAGAGGCATGACCAAGAGTTTCGTGAACCCGGCGGCTCCAATGTTTGAATACAGCGTTGGAGCAAACGGAGAGGTAATCAGCAAGCCTATCACCTATCTAGCCGTCGAGGAGATGGAGTTGTCGGAACGCCTATTCCCTGGAATGGCGGGGAGGCGGTTTGGAACCTACGTTTGGTACACGGTGTATGACACGCCGTGGTTTTTTGCTTCCGAGATGTTCCACACCCACAATCGAAGAACCGGAGGGTGCTGGTGCGGTTTCCTCAAATGCGCTATCTTGGGGCTTCACGACCGTGCAGACCTCCAAGACGATGCTAGGCAGAGGTTCGCGTACCTTGAAAAGCGAGAAGCCAAGAGACTTCAGGCGCGGGCTGCATCCAAGCGAAAGCGGGAGGCCGTAGCCAATGCCCCCTAAGCCCACAGACATCATCAACATGGTGGAGGCCCAGGTCGGCCACCGGGAAGATCTGCGCGAGCGCATGGAGCAAGACCTGCGGCGGTACTTCCTGGAGCCGTTCCAGGGCAGCGACGACGAAGACGAGGACTACAAGAAGTACACCTCCAACGACCCCCGGACCTACGCCGACAAGGTCATCAACCTCTTGGTGGACTCCAACCTTGTCATCAGCATCCCGGCTGAGGACTCCCTAGAGGAGCAGCGGGACGCTGATATCGCCAAGGAGCGGTTCGTCATCGGGGCTCTGAAGGCTGCCGACGAACGGATCGTTCGGCTGGTGTTGCCGCACATCAAGGACCAGTTGGCCTTCTACTCCACAATCCGTGGCTGGCTGGCAGGCAGGGCGCTGCTGCGGAAGAAGAAGGACGGCAGCACCGAGGTCGATATCACGCCTTGGGATCCCATGCACGTCTTCTACGAGCCCGGTAGCGACGGACTCGCGTGGGCCTGCCACCGGATTCGCAAGACCAGGGCGGCCATCAGGGCTGAGTACAATCTTGGCCCACGATTCAAACTGCCAGGCGACGAAGAAGCCGCCGGCGGTGGTGAGGACCACGGGCTGCTGCTGTATGACTACTACTACCCGGACGGCAACATCGTGTTCGTCGAAGAGGGGAAGGTCATCAAGCGGGACACCCCGCATGGCGCTACTCGGACCCCGGTGTGGATCGGGATGGCGGGGGCAATGCCTCCCATCCAGTCGAAGGAAAGCCGCGACCCCGAGCAACACGACCTCGACACCATCTCGGGCCAGGGCGAGAGCATCTATGCTGCTGACCGCAGAATCTACGAGCAGCAGAACTTCGTGATGACGGCGCTCCTGGAGTTCGTGGCCCGCAGTCGCAAGCCCACCATCCTTGTCACGTCGCGGGATGGCACCAAGGTTCTTCAGGAAGACCCCAGGGTATCGGGCTCCGATATCTCGTTGGCCGAGGGCGACAAGATCGAATACCTGGACCAACTGCACCTCGCCGCCGAAACATCGGCGTTCATGGGGCTGCTGTCCGGCGAGTTGCAGCGGGGCGCTCTGCCCAACAGTGCGTTTGGCGAACTCCAGTTCCAGCTCTCTGGCTTCGCCATCAATTCGCTGGCCCAGGGCATCGGAACGGTGATGCGGTCGTCCTTGGCCTTGATGGAGACGGCGTACAAGCAGATAGGCGACCTTCTCGTGGACCAGTACGTTGAAGGCTCGTTCACAGCCCTGGAGGTCAGTGGCCGCGACCGTGGCCGGAAGTATTTCCGCGCGACCATCGAGCCCGAGGTTGTCGAGAAGGGCGGCGAACTGGAGTACAAGCTGTTCTCGCAGCTTCCCAAGGACGACATCGCCCGCGTCACAATGGCGCAGGGTCTCCGGGAAGGCCCGGTGCCGCTCGCATCCGACCGCCACATCCGTGCCGAGGTGCTCCAGTTCCAGGACGCCGACCTCATGGAGGCCGATGTCAAGGCCGAGTTGGCCGAGAAGGGGCTGCCAGAAGCCACCCTGTACACCCTCATGCTCGCGGCAGCCGACCGCGGCGAGGAGCAGATCGCCAAGTTCTACATGGCGGAGTTGCTCCAACTGCTTATCCAGAAGGGGCGTCAGGCTCAGGGCCTCGTGCCCCCGCAGCAGGGCGGAGGCCCCGGAACCCCCCCTGGTCCCACGGGCGTGCCGCCGCAGGCCGCACCGTCACAGGCGCTCGGCATCCCGCAGCCCCCCCCGGTGCCGCAGGTCGGGCCCATCGTGGCCCCCGGCACCCCGAGGCCGGGCGCACAGCAGCAGCCGTTCAGTGAACCGCGCATTCCAGTGCGCGTGTAGGAGGCTAACATGCCACACATTGCTGGTCACGTTCTCGGGCTGTTCCCTGATGAGAACCCGACTCAGGGAGGGCCAATCGGAGCGGCAACGACCCCGGCAACCAAGGCGTCTCAGGAT